TTTATTTAAAGTTAAAACTAGTTATGAGAGGTTTAATTAAAAAAAAGATAACCCTTTTACAGGTTATCTACATTGATTAATGAATCAAGTTGTGAGTACTTGCCACCATATACTCTATGAGTGTCATAGTTCTCAATCCAAATTGAGTCCTCACTTACTTCAAGATAATATTCAATGTCAATGTTACCACCAACATCTCTATAATCTTTTACAGGTTCATCTGATTTTGCAACCAAATATCCCATTACAAATCCTGATGCAATTACACCTAGTGCAATACATACTGCTGCTACCATTTCTCTTTTTGTCATAAGTTTATATTTAAAACAAGTAATGAGAGGTTTATTAAAAAAGAAAAACCTGATTACTCAGGTTTAATTAGTATCTCATAATTGAGATATTTTTCTCCAACAGGTGTTATTCTGTGTTTGATGTATCTCCTTTCAGTTATTAATTGGTTAATTAATACTTGAATTTGTACAGCAGTAAAGAATCCTGTTGATTTATCAGGTGTTAATTGTGTTAAATCAACAGTGATAATTTTAAATTTGAAGCTCATAAGATTAAGATTTAAAGTTAAACTAAGTTATGTGAGGTTTATTAAATAATAAAGGGAGTTATATAACCCCCTTATTGTATGCAGCTGCAATTGTCTTTGGATCTACATAGAACTTCTTAACTTGGAAATCCATAGCAGGTGGAACCAGCCTTATATATTCAAGAGCTTGTGCAGCAGCTTGCCTTGGATTAGGAGTTGTTGGTAGTTCATGAACAGGATTGCCAAAGTAATCTAAGATAACAGAATAAAATAAATACATAATATTAAATTTAAAGTTAAGTCAAGTCATGTGAGGTTTTTTCTGTAGCAAATATTTTTCAATCACACTATATATATGAGATAAGCTTGCCACAGCTGATAGGGGGTACCACCCTGCAGCCAGCCGGTGGGGGCCAGCTTATATAGGACCCACCACTAGCTCTTATTTACAACATTTTAAATTCCAAAAAAAATTTTATATTTGTCTTATGAAAAAGTATGACATGGGTAAGTACATACTCTTTGCTGGAGAGAATGCTACTAAGATATTTGACTACTATAAAGTAGATGAAATGCATGGTTTAAACAGAAAGGATGCCCAGGCAGAAGAAGTAGACAAGACTAAAGGTAATGGGGTTTATATGTATGGGTGGACTAACTATGATCCAGCTGATAAAAAGCTTACTGGTAAGAAGCCATATCTCCCTTTTCTGTTTATTAACCTAGGTGCATTTAAAAGGTACAGTACTACAGAGAAAGCTACAGCAGTTATGCATGAAACTATGCATATGAGTATTCTCTTGAACAACTGGAACATCAAAGATAAAGAAGAAGAGGTTATTACTTTTGCTGAAGATGAAGCTAATAAGATTATTGATATACTAGGATTTGAAACAAAAGAACAACCTAAGAAAGGATTCTTCAAAAAATAACATATGGCATATATAGAACATAACTTCTTTCCTCTGAAAGTATTTGTTAGGAATGAGTACATGTATCAACATCAAAAGGGTCAAGGTGAATTTACACCTGGGGTAGTAATATCTGTTAGATGTATGCCGGGACAGGCTGCATTGTTTCAAGTGCTGTTAGAGAACGGAGTACTTAGGGACAAGTTACCCTCCCATGCTCTACTGACAGAACCTGAACTTCCAGATCCAGATTTACCATTTCATTATCTGCAGATATGGAATTGTTTTTCTTATAACTTTACCTTAATCCATCTATCATATCTTTATGATACTCCCGTACAGGTTTACATGAAGGATAAAAAGTTCTACCCTGGAAAATATTATGCTACAATTAACTGGGGTTCTAATGATCCTAACACAGATCTATCTCTAGCAGAAGATCCATTGGAGCATAAGTCACATCATATTATTCTTTTAGACAATGGGCAAATAGCTCTGCAACCTAACAACCGTATTAAATGGTCTGAACCTTCATTTGTAACTAAGCCATTTCCAGAGAAGCCTGATTATCTAGTAAACAAAGACTGGTATAATTGTGAAGGATTTGAAAAATGGCAGACAGAAGATTCTGATAGAATGTTTTATGATAACGAATAATTTTATTATATTTGCATAGTTCATATTATAAGTTTATTTGATTAATGCTAGAGACCCTGGAAATTTTTCCGGGGTTTTTAGTTTAAACAAAAAAAGTTTTTATATTTGCTATCACTAAGTTTATTATATGAAATGACTGATCAGCAAAAAAAGTTATGGTTGCATGTTGCAGAAAAAACAGGATCTAACTTAGAAGCTAGAATGGTATATGATGAGCTGATAAAAATACTTGATATGGAAAAAGATACAGTAATTGTCTCTATCACAGAAACAGACGGAGGATTAGAAGTAAGAGTTAATGAAGGGGCTTATGGTAATGCCCATATCATAGGTATATTAGAAAGAATTAAATTCACTTTATTAAGTGAAGAACCAGTTAGTATGGAAAAATTGCCAGTGCAAACAGAGCAAAAGTATGATGCGTAAATTTTAAAAACCAACAATATGAGTAAATCATTTAAAAAACTAAGAGGCCGAACAATTTTATTGAGTGTGCCAGAAAGAAAAAAGTCTTCTATTGAACTATCTATTAAAGATGAGGAAGCATTAATGCAAGAAGCTGCTAAGCTTTGGAGTAAACTTACAGTTTTTGCTATAGGAGATAAAGTAGAAGAAGTAGCCGTAGGTGATCAAGTATATGTAAGAACTTCTGCTCTTAACATGGAAACTGTAGAAAGAGTAGAGATTGATGGTGAAATCAAGTTAGTTCTTAATGAAGGTGACGTAATTATAGTATGGTAAGTTATGAAAAATAATTTATATAAAGCATGTACTCGTAGTGATAAACAATCTCCATATAGAAATATAGCAGATGATATTTATGGAAAGGACACTAACCTTTATAAACCATCTTGTCCTACAGCAGAAGAAATAGACTGGAACAAAAGAGTTGTAAACTTAGGTGAAGGACCAAGACCAGATTATTATGGCGGTAAGGATAATCCATATGAAGTATTTCAAGTATTAGAAGCTTGGGGACTTGACAAAGACTTTTATCTAGGCAATGTTATAAAATATCTTGCACGATCAGGCAAGAAAAATATATTAACACAAAAAGAGGATTTACAAAAAGCTTTAGTATATTTACAAAAAAGAATTGATTCCTTATGATGATAAAACTTATAGCTTTTGCAATTGGATTAATAGTCTTAGGATTTTTATTCTTAGTAAATAATGCTATGAGTAAACCCATATACAACAAAATGTCTAATGTATGGGAAGATGATCCAGAAGGTAGAAAATATGCTAACATAACTATAGTAGCAATGATGTTTATTTCATTTTTTATGGGACTTATGTTTTAACCCTGCAACTCTCCAAACGAAAAGATCCTCAGAAATTTATCTGAGGATTTTTTTTATTCAAATTTTTTTTGTATATTATAGTGTAATTAAAATTTTATATCATGGGAGCTTTACCAGAATTTGAAAATGTAGATAATGCTAGATCTACGATGCCTGAGTATAAATCAAAACTTACTCAGATGTACCAGTACCTTAACAGGTCGGTAAATAAGTTTTTCTTTGATTGGGGTTACAAACTTGCACAGACAAGAGTATATGCCAATAATGCTGCTGCTATTACTGCAGGATTAAAAAGAGGAGATTGGTATGTATCAGTATCAGGAACTGACTTAGTAGTAAAAATTGTTCAATAATTAAAACTAATAGTCATGGCAGATTTAACAAGTGGGTTAACTATAAATAATGCATCCGGTGCAGTGTATAGAACCTCTAGAGTAGCTTTAAATGATGGAAACATTAAAGCTAAAGAATTAAGTAATTTACTTCAAAAACTAATTAGTGTTGGAATTTATGAATCACTTGAAGAAGCTATTTTAGCAGAAGTTCCAGCTGGAACATTTGTGGTTATAGATGATCCTAACACTGACATAAGAGAATTTACTGTTGAAATGGTACCTTCTTATGTTATTGAATTAAAAGAAGATTTCAAAGAACGTGAAGAACTTTTAAAGAGACAAGCTGCAGAAAATGTAGCTAAAATTCAAGAAGATTTAGTTTCTGAATAAGTATTAATTTGTGCAGCCCCTAGTGGGCTGTACTTTTAAAAATTAAAGCTATGTCAAATAGTATAGGTGATTTAAAAAATAGTGGCCTACAAGGTAACAATTGGCCATGGCAATATAAAGTCCTACTAGGGCTTGATGGTATTATAAATGCAATTGGAGCCAATGGAACTGAGTATGAAGCTCAGATAATAAAAGCTACTTGTCCAGGACCAACTCCTTCATCAGGATATTATCTAGAAATACGTATATATAATACAACTACAGGAACCTTTAATCCACCGGTATATTACTTACCAGGTAGTACAACACCTGTTAACCTTTCTGCATGTACAAAGGAATATGCAAATGATTCATTAGTACTTACACAGATTTTAACTGAGTTACAAGATCAAGGTCTTACATTAGATGCAATTGAAACTGCAGTAGAGGGAACTCTTGATATTAGACCATTAACATGTACTGATGTAGTGTCTTTATGTTTTGATAATGCAGGAACTCCTACAACAGTAAGTAATACTAATCCATTACCAGTTAATGCAATAGTTACTGTACCAAGTGCATTAGATACAGCTTTGTTTGCATTTGATATTACTTCAGGAGTAAATGAAGCTTTAACTACAACTGAAACCTCACCTGGAACTCAGGCTTTAGATGTTAATTTAACAACTCGTTTAGATTGTACTACAGATTCAATAGCAATATGTGATGGTACAGGGAATGCTTTACTTATTGATAGTAATGGTTTTATTGGTTCTAATTTATTTGCTCAAGATGCGACAACTGGTAATCAAGGACCATTAACATTTACAGGTACAGGTTTAGCTAATGCATTAGATGTTAATATTACAACTCTTGGTCTAGATATTAGAGCATTAGATTGCGACTCAGATTCTATAAAAATATGTAATGGTACTACAGACTTAGGTATTAATCTAGATGGTAGTATTAATACTCAATCCAGTACATTAGATGGTTCTGGTAATGCTATTACAAGTTTACTTAGCGGTTCAAGAAGAGGTTTAGATGTAAATATTTTAACACCAAATGTTGCTGTTTCAATAGGTAGTCTTGTTGAAACAGGAGTTACAGGAGATTTGTCATCTTTTGGTCAATCTATAACTTCAATAGCATTTCAAAATATTGGTACTACTGTAGCTACTATATCTGTTGATGGTGGAGCAAATTTCTTTCCATTAGCTCCAGGAACATCACTTAATCTAGATCCTAGAATTCCTATGGGTTACTATGATGGTACATCATTCTTTTGGGATGCAACAGCAATTGGTGCATCTTTACTTATTATTTATAACTATATCTAAAATAGTATATTATGTCAATTTATATAAATAGAGATTTGCCAAATGATGAGTACAATGCAGCAGTTGGAGCTAATAATCCTTCAAGTGCAAATGTATTTGCTACAATGGCAGATATTGTAGCTGGTACTGGTGATGCAGAAAGATTGATATTTAATGTAAGAATTGATCAAGTTGGTGGTATCAATAAAGGTCAAGCAGTTTATGTTAGTGGAGCAAATGGTACTAATATACTTGTTACTAAAGCAGATTATACTACTGAAGCAACATCATCTAAAACTTTAGGTCTTCTTGTTGCTACAGGTGCAAATAATGCATTAGGACAAGTTGTTGCAAATGGTATTTTAAAAGGTACTGGTTCAGCTCCATTAGATACAAGTGCTGCTGTAGCAGGTGATCCTGTATGGTTAGGAGATGATGGTAATTTAATTTACGGTCTTATTAATAAACCTTATGCACCAAATCATCTTGTATTTATAGGAATAGTTGTGGAAGCTAACCCTACTGTAGGTGAGATTTTTGTTAAAGTTCAGAATGGTTTTGAACTTAAAGAGATTCATGATGTAGATCTTATATCAAATCCACCTACTGACGGAGAGGTTTTAACATATGATAGTAGTTCAGGTTTATGGATAAATGAAGCATTACCAGCTACAATTGGAGAAAACTTAAACATAAATTTAAGTCCTGTTATTGATAATACAATTACAGATCCATCTACACTTGCTCCAGATTATGAAGATGCCTACTTAGTACCTATAGGAGCTATTGGAGTATGGGCTGGACAAGATAACAATATTGCAACTTGGGATGGTGAACAATGGTTATTTTATACACCAAGTGCTAGTGATTCAACTACAGTTCTTACTGGTCCAAATGCTGGATATGTATATACTTTTGATGGAGCAGTTTGGAATATTACCATAACAACATCTCCAGGAGCAACACCTTTTTATATTGCAGGCTCTGGAGTAGATGCTGGGGGTAACAAAACTTCACAAATTGCTAGAGTTTCAGGATTAACTTTAGGTTCAAATTCAGGATCTTATGGTTCATCTCCACTTACTGTAAGAGGTACAGGATCTCTAGAGAATGTTGTATCTAGATGGGGAATGGGAGCAGGAACCGCAACTACCCTTGGTAACTGGTTTAGAATTGCAGGTTTTACTCTTAGTAATAATACTAGCAAAAATTATCAAATATTAATTAATATTGGAGGAAGAACTCCTAATACCTGGGCCTCTGCAATTTTACATATTAATTTAAGTAAAGTGTCTGGTACGGGACAAGGTGTTTGTATAGTAGTAAACAACTCTGGACCTGGTTTTAATACAAGTATAGATAATAATTTCAGACTTGATGAATCTAATTTTGAATTTAGAAGATATGCTAATGCTGCAGGCGGTACTGTTAATTTTAGATTATACTATAAACCAACCGTACTAAACAGTTCTATGTCAGCAACAGTTCTTAATTCAGCTGGTGGAACAACTAGTGCAATAGGAATACAATGGTTTAATACTTATTTAGGAGCTGTAATTGAAGGTCCTGCTTCAGGAGGTAATACTGCTAATATTGCTACATTTAACTATTCAGGACAAAGAACTAATATATCTGCAATTGTAGATCCAACAGTTAATGATGATACAAATCTTCAATATACTATTGGTTCATTATGGTATAATACAGTTACTCAAAATGTATTTCAATGTTTAGATAATACATTAAATGCAGCAGTATGGAAACAGATTACAAATGATACAGCAGTAACATTGTATAATCAGCAAATACAAAATGAAGGATCTAATTTAACTCAAAGAAACATTATTAACTTTGTGGGAGCTGGAGTAGATGCTACTGACAATGGTACTAA